GAGCAAGCGCGATATGTCGGGGGATAGGCGAAGCGCCTGAAAGGTGACGCTTCAGCCGGTTGCGGGAAATATCAAGTTCAGCGGCAGCGGCATGTTTTGAAAGGTCATGCCGCTGCATCCAGTGTTCAAGTTCGGTGGGGGTCATTGGATAATCAGTGTTGCCGCTTGTGCTTCCATGCCCCCAAATGTAGCGAACAGGGACAGTCCATGCGTCAACGGGACCGGCAGTAGCAGGATGAGCGCGATGGCTAGTATTGATGAGTTTTTCATAGTTCCTCTCGGTATCTCCAGTGGGGTCATTGGATAATCAGTAGTCAGCGCGGGCGATGATTTCCCAACTGGCGAAAGGCCCCTCGCCAACCAGAAGGCGGTCTTTGTCCCATGCCCAGACACCGGCTGTGTCTTCAATTTCCTCGCCACCGAAATTCGGCAATTCGCAAATGTCCGTGCCATATTCGTAGTACAGAATATTTTCTACATCGGCATCCATCTGGTTGGCGTTACGCGCATCATGTTCAATTTCACGCAGGGCAGTGAGCAATTCGTCAAGGTTCGTTGCGGTTTTGATTTTATTGGTCATCTCGTTCTCTCCTGTGAACTTTGCAATTCTGGTTCTCATCGTCCGTATGTCCCGTTGACCAGCGCCTGAAACAATTCCTCGCGGCGGGCTTCGTCCCGCTCGTGCTGTTCGATCTGTTCCGGCGTTGCCGCGATGAAGTGCGATTTCCGTCCGCGACCGACGCCCTTGCAGACAGACTGCTTGCAAGTCTTGGCTTTGATCGGTGCGGGATGGTTACAGTTGGCGCAAAACTTGATGGTCATTTCGTTCTCTCCTGTGTTCCTATAAACACAATATAGTGGGTCCATACGAACCCGTCAACAACTAAATCAACAAACCTGAGAAGGACTGCAATGCCTAAAGGCGGCCTAAAATTCTGGTTCAGTCGCTTACCTCACAAGGCGCGCCGCTTATTCGTGCCTCAGATAAGCAACGGCTATGCGGACTGGTGCGGTCGCTTCTTCATCATCCACGCGCCACCGTCGATCAGCCGCTGGTTCGAACATGGTGAAATAGGTTTGTACTTGTTCCGCTGGCAGTCAAATCCGCGACCGCCGATCGGCAGGGTCGAGGTGTTTTCAATGTTCCCAGGCGGGTGGTTTAGACGAGTCAGGAATTAAATGCTTTACCCTTACAAAAGGAAATCGGTCACAGAACTGATTCCATATGCCCGGAATGCCAGAACGCACAGCGACGAACAGGTTGCACAGATAGCGGCGAGCATTAAGGAATTCGGGTTTATCAATCCGGTCGTTACTGACGGCGACAGTGGCATCATAGCTGGCCACGGGCGCGTTCTAGCGGCAAGAAAGCTAGGCATGGACGAAGTGCCGACGATTGAGGTTGGAAGCCTCACAGACGCGCAGAAGCAGGCGTATATCCTGGCTGATAACAAGTTGGCACTAAACGCCGGTTGGGATAGCGACTTGCTCAAAGTTGAATTGAGCGAGTTGGGCGATAACGGGTTTGATCTGTCGGTGATAGGTTTCAGCGCCGACGAATTGAATGCGCTTCTGGCAGACACGACTGAAGGGCTAACCGATCCCGACGACGTACCGGACACGCCGGACGATCCTGTTAGCGTTCTGGGCGACGTTTGGCTGCTAGGCAAGCATAGGCTTGTGTGTGGCGACAGCACGGACGCTGATACGGTTGCGAAGGCGTTGAACGGCGTCGAGCCTCATTTAATGGTTACGGACCCGCCGTATGGGGTGGAGTATGATCCGGCTTGGCGAAACAATGTTGTAGGTGCCCCAACGCTGAGACCGAGCGATAGGGCGATGGGAACGGTGAATAACGACGACCGCGCCGATTGGTCGGAGGCTTATGCGCTCTTCCCCGGAGACGTTGCCTATGTGTGGCATGCCGGGAACATGGCTCATACCGTAGCCGAAAGTCTTATAACCTGTGACCTGCACATCCGGGCGCAGATTATTTGGGCTAAAAATAACATGGTCATAGGGCGAGGCGACTACCATCCAAAGCATGAGCCTTGCTGGTATGCAGTCCGCAAGGGCAAGCCGGGGCAGTATGCCGGGGGGCGCAAGCAAACGACAATCTGGAACATAGACAAGCCCCTCAAATCAGAAACCGGCCATAGCACTCAAAAGCCGGTCGAGTGCATGAAGCGCCCGATAGATAACAACTCGTCGCCCGGCCAAGCGGTCTATGAACCGTTCTCAGGTTCAGGCACGACAATCATTGCCGGTGAAATGACGGGCCGCAGCATACACGCGATTGAACTCAACCCGGCCTATGTGGACGTTGCCATAAAGCGGTGGCAGGACTTCACCGGGCAAGACGCCACGCTTGAGAGCGACGGCAAAACATTCAACGAGATAGCAAATGGCCCAAGGGCAAAAGCCGCATAGTCCGACCGAAAAGGACCGGACGCTGGCTCAAACGCTGTCCGGCCTGGGTGTGCCTCAGAACGACATTGCTATCCTGATAGGCATATCCAAGCCGACATTGCACAAACATTACCGCGAAGACCTGGACAGGGGTTTGGCCGAAGCGAATGCAAAGATTGCGGGCAGTCTGTTCCAGCAGGCGACGGGCGGCAATGTCGCGGCTGCTATCTTCTGGACTAAATCCCGCATGGGTTGGCGTGAGGTTAATGTAACTGAGATAAGCGGGACAATAGGCATCAAGAAGGTAGAACGCACCATTGTTGACCCGAACGCTTCAAATCCCGACAGCTAGGGTTTACGAGCCTCTATTACATCCACATAGATACAAGGGCGCACACGGCGGGCGCGGGTCTGGCAAAAGCCATTTTTTCGCTGGCCTTATGGTTGAGCAGGCGTTTCTCAATCCTGGCTTTCGCGGCGTCTGTATCCGTGAGGTACAGAAAAGCCTCAAGGATTCCGCCAAGCGGTTGATTGAAGACAAGGTTGAGACGTACGGCCTTGGCCCACATTTTGATTGCCTTGAAAGCGAGACGAAGACACCGGGCGGCGGTCTTATCGTTTATCAGGGTATGCAGGACCATACGTCTGAATCGATTAAATCGCTTGAGGGTTTTGACGTTGCATGGGTTGAAGAAGCGCAGTCGCTATCTCAGCGCAGCTTGACGCTGCTTCGCCCGACGATCCGCAAGGAAATGTCGGAGCTATGGTTTAGCTGGAACCGAACCCGAAAGAACGATCCGGTTGACGTATTGCTGACTGGCGACAAGCCGCCAAGCGATTGTTTTGTTGTAAAAGCCAACCACCGCGATAATCCGTGGTTCCCTGACGTATTGGAAGCTGAACGCCAGGACGACGAACGGGACAGGCCGGATCAATATCCGCATATTTGGGAAGGCGATTACTCCAAGGTAACGGAAGGCGCATACTACGCATCTGCATTAACGCGGGCGCAGAGCGAAGGCCGGATATGCCGCGTTGCGGCTGACGACCTTATGGAAGTGCAGGCGTTCTGGGATATCGGCGGAACGGGTGCCAAGGCTGACGCTTGCGCGATTTGGGTGGCGCAGTTCATTGGCCGCGAAATCCGCATATTGAATTATTACGAAGCAGTCGGCCAACCGCTATCGGCTCATGTCCATTGGCTTCGACGCAATGGTTATGGCGAGGCGCGTCTAGTTCTACCGCATGACGGTGCGACGAATGATCGTGTCTATGACGTAAGCTATGAAAGCGCATTACGGGACGCTGGGTTTGTTGTTGACGTTGTTCCGAACCAGGGCCGCGGCGCTGCTGCTGCAAGGATTGAAACCGCTCGCCGGGTGTTTCCACGCATTTGGTTCAACGGCGAGGCAACTGAACCGGGCCGGGATGCTTTGGGCGCTTACCATGAACGCAAGGACGAAGCCCGCAATGTCGGGTTAGGGCCGGAACATGATTGGTCGTCGCATGGTGCGGACGCCTTTGGACTTATGTGTGTGGCTTACATTGAACCAATGCTTGAAGCCGAACTTGAAGAATCCGAACGCCAGACGTTGACTTACGGGCGTTCGGATGTGACAGGATACTAATGCTTAGATGGCTCAACTCTCTCAACTTGCGGCACCGAATAGTGGCATCCCGACCGGGGGCGTTCCCGCGAATGCTCCGGTAGGTCAGTCCATTTGGGATGCACAGCCGGAAGTCATTGAGCGCCGAGCGAGCGGTGGCCCGCTAGAACTGACTATCCCGATTGCCGCTGGACAACCGCAATCGAAACAACCGCAAGCGAAACAACCAAGCCTGATTGAAACGCTTGGCCTTGGCGAGACTGAAGTATCGAGTTGGGAACCAAGCTGGCGGGATACGATTACATATGGCATTGCCGATATATTTGGCGGCGACCGTGCTGCTGTAAAGCAATCCAAGTCGATGCTTGAGGTGCTCGATTTGCTGCCTGTAACGGGCGACATTGCGGGCGCTGTTGATACCAAGGACGCTTACGACGCGGGCAATTACTGGACTGCTGCGGGCATTGGCGGATTGACCTTAGCGGGTGCGCTTGTCCCTGCTGCGAAGGGTGTGACCAAGCCATTGTCGAAGGGGTTGAGGGGTGTGGGCAAGGTAGCTGACACCCTCCCAATGGACGAAGCGTCGAGGTTGAGGGCGTTCCAAGGCTCACCGCACGACTTCGCCGCTGAGCGCCTTGTCCGCTACCCTGACGGCAGGACGGAATACATTGTCGGCGCACCGGACACGCTGCCCGCCATTCCAGAAGGTGCGGAACTGGTTCGAGACTACCCGCTAGGCCGAATGCGGCGGGATAAAATGGGAC